CGCGCGGCGCCTGCTCTGCGGTTCCCCACGCCTGGGGCCCTGGCCGTGGTCGCCCCCCCCGCCTGGGCGGGCGCGCCAGCCGTCATCGCCGTATTCCAGGTCGAGCTGCGCGCGCAGAAATTGGTTCTTCGCGTCCTGGATGCGTGCTTCGTCGGCTTTGGCGCGCTCTTTTAGGGCGATGTCCTGGATGACCAGGCCGAGGTTGCTGATGCCCTGGCCGATTTGTTGTTGCAGCGCGCCTGCCTGTTTCGCCGCCTGGTAGGCCGCGTCGGTGTCGTTCAGTTCGGCTTTGCGCACGCCGCCGGTGCCGAGGTGTGCGCCGTTGCCAAAGCCGCGTGTGCGCGCCTGTTGGTTCAGGTTGGGCAGGTCTTGCAGGTTGTGCGTGCGCGCCTCTACCGGGGTAAAGGTAACGCCGGGCAGGCCGCGCGCGCCGATTTCCAGTTCGTTTAACTTGGGTACTGTTGGCATGTCAGCTCCACTTCAGTTTGCCGGTGTTGGTCGCGAAACGCGATTGCTGCGGGTTCAGCCCCATCGTGCGGTAGTAGTCGAAGTTGCCGCCGCCGCTTTGTCCGCCGCTGCGGTTGCCAAAGTTGCTGTACCAGCTTTGCGCGAATTGTCCGGCGTTGCTGATAAGTGAGCCGAATGCCGCACCCAACGGGCTGACGCCGCTGTTGTACACGGGGTTTTCCGGGGTCGGGGTGACGTACTGGCGGCCGACGTAGGGGCTCATGTCCCGCGGCGCGTTGTACTGCGTGCGCACGCCGCGACTGCCGTAGTACTCGCCGTGGATGGTCGCTTTGTTCGCCTCCGCCATGCCCGCCTGCGCCAACTGGTTCAGCATTTGCGTTTCGTGGCCGAAGGCTTCGTTCAGCGCGTTTTGGCGCAAGGTGTCGATGTCGATATGGCGCATCAGGTCGGCGCTGTCCATCAGCTCCTGTGTGCTGCCTTCGTCCAGTACCACGCCGTTTGCCGCCATCGCTGCCCGCGCCGCCGCCTTCTGGTTGCCCGCGCGCAGGCTGTATTGCGCAATCGCATGGTCGCCCGCGTGTCGCGCGCTGGTCTTGGCAAAGTTGGCGAGGTTGGCATTGACCCGCGCGATGTCCGCCTGGTGTTGCAGGTTGTTGCGCTGGATTTGTGCGTTGATGCCGCTCATCGCTTCTTGGTGTTCGAGCGCGGCGCGGTCGTATCGTCCCTGCTGGCTTAAGGCTTCGGCCTCGTAGCTGCCGAGCAGGTATTCGCGTTTGGCGGCAAACTGGTCGGCCATGTATTGCCGGTCGCTCTGGTACTGGTTGTAGGCGTTGTTCAGCCGCGTCTGCCAGTTGCCCATGATTTGCTGGTGGCGAAAGTTGAGGCGGTCGGTTTTTGCCTGCCCGTAGGCGCCGAGGGCGGATGTCAGGTAACCGAGGCCTTGCATGCCGAGGCCAAAGGTGGCGAGATCCATTAGAAGGCTACCTCCGTGGTGAGTGAGACAAGGGAAAGCGGCAGCGGATCGCGCTGCTGGATGAGGATTTGGCCGTAGTCGTTCCAGTCGGGATATACGGTGATTTCGATTTGGCCGGTTTTCAGGCGCGGTGGCGTGCCGAGCGGTTCGGTGGTGCGCTGTTTGTGTTCAACCAGGCGCCCTTCCTCCGGCCCCGCCCAGATGCCGGAGGTCTGGATGACGTCCAGCCAGACTTTGTTCACGTTTTTCGTCAGCCCCCGCCCTTTGCCGTTGTCGATGTCGCCCACCACCGGCAGGGTCTGGATTTCGGCAATGTATGGCAGGCCGACTTGGATTTTTTTCGCCGCGTGTTGCAGGTGGATTTCGCCATTCGTCACGGTCTGCGGCACGTGTACCGCACCGTCGGCGAGGATGCTGACTGTCTTGCCTTCGAGGTGGTCGAGTTGTTTCAGGGTTTTCACCGGCATCCCGTTATAGGAGAGGCCGCTATCGACGAAGAAGGCGTTTTCTTGTGCGCCAAAGGCGCGGCTTTCGAGGCGTTCGATGTAGCGCTTGGTTTGCCCGTTGATGTTTCTACGCACCGCGACGTAGAGCATGTCTTCGTCGCCTTCCGCCACCACCGCGCAGGACTCAAAGACGCCGTTGGTGTCGTGCCAATGCCAGGCGCCAATCTGCTGTTCGGGGACGTAGGTGTTGGCGAGCAGCCGCCCGTCGCTGCTGATAAACCACACCAGCGGCAACGGCGCTTTGCCAAAGGCCATGTCCACAATGCGGTGGCCGTCGAACAGGTGCGGCGCGCGCAGCGAGATGTCGGCGGTAATAAAGCCGCCCGCGTCGCGCGAGTAGGCAAGTTCGTGTACGTGGCCGCCCCTGGCGGCGCAGTAGATGACCGAGCTATTGACGATGACCGGCTGCACGTTGTTCGCGCCAACGTAGCTGTGCGGGCTGATGGAAATCGTCGTATTGGTGAGCACGTCGCTGTTCTGCGTGTTCACGTTCCACTCCGCGCTGCCGGTGAGGATAAGCAGGTTGGTCAGCGGTACGATGTGGCGGATCGGGCTGGCTTCGCGTGCGGCAACCCGCACTTCGATGCGGTCGTCATCGCGTGAGGGGGTGGAATAGCTCATGTCGCTTTCGGTGCCGCTCCTCGTCATCCATACTTTCTGCGGCTCTGCCGCCGTGCCTGCCAGCACGCGCCGCTGCTGGAAGTAGGAGACGGCCGAGGGGTAGTGGTTCACCTTGTCGAAGACGTCTTTGTATTTCGGTGGGGTTTTCGCCATGTCCGGCGAGACACCGCGGTCTTCAAAGCTCGGTTCGTTGGCGTAGCCTGCCAGGCCAAACATCCCCGATTGCCGTTTGTACACGAGGTAATAGTCGGCACCATCCACCGCTTTCCACGTCAGGGTGTTGCTGTTGCCGGGGGTGTATAGGTCGTTGGTCACTTCCACTTCGGCGCTTTCTTTGCTCTCCACCCCGTCTTTCACCGCCGTTACTTTGTAGCGGTATTTGAGGTCGATTTGCTGCACCCCGGACGCCAGCGGCACGCGCTTCGCTTCGGCTTTGAGTTCAGTCGGCGGTTCGAATTTCGGTACAAAGGAAATAGGCTCCAGCTTCCAGTTGGTCGCGCCCAAGCGGCGCAGTTCTTGCGGTGGGTATTTGGGGTGGACGAGGGTCAGGACGTCCGCGCTTTGCACGTGGTGGATGTCCATCAGGTGTTCCGCCGCGTAGGGGGTGGCGATTTCGTAGGGCGCGTTGCCTTCGTAGATGGTCGCCGCGCCGGTATGGAAACGCGCGTACTTGTCGCCCAGCTCGATCACCATGGTCTGCTCGCCGCTGAAGGTGAAGGGGATGAGGCGCACCCGTTTGGCAGAATCTTTCACCTCATGCACGAAGCGCAGCCCTGCGCGGTTTTCCACCATGCCCTGCGGGCGCACGATGCAGTTGCGGCAGCGGGCAAGGCCGTTGGCATAGCCGACGTCGTCGGCGCGCCCCCACATTTGCGGCGCGATTTCGCCGCCAACAAAGGCTTGTTGCAGAAATTTGGCGTTGCTCATGCGCGTCCCTGTATCCACGGGGTTTGCGCGCGCGGGCGCACCTTCCGTTGCTTGCTGTCATGGCTGATGGCGAGCCCCAGATAGTTGGCGTAAGCAGCCTCGCAACTCTTCACTTCTTTCGATCCGGCATCCCACTTGCGCACCGGCCCCGCCAGCATCGACGCCAGTTGCCACGAGAGCGCGGCCACAAAGGTCGCCGGGAATAGCGCCGGGTCGTCAACCTTGGAGAGATAACGCACCACCGCCTCGCGCTGGTCGGTGAGGATGTGGATTTGTCCGTCTGCGCGCTCAATCTGGTAATCCGCGGTCACCGCCTGACCGTTTACCTCGTAGTCGTCCGGCGCATTGGGCGGCAGCACCGCGAATACCCTAAGCGCGTCATGCGGCATGGCGTAGTGATACGCCCAGGCCGGGTCTTTATCAGCAAGCAACGCGGGTTTGACGCGCTTCGTCGCGAAGCCCCACTCGTGCGCCTCCATTACTATCTGCAAGGCGAGTGGCCAGTAGGTTTTGCAATTCTCGGCCTGCGCGCTCCCTTCCGGCGGGTCAATGGAAACGACGGTCGCCTTGTCGCCGAGGTGCGAGAGCGCGAGGTTGCAGATGTCCACTACCGAGAACATGGTTCACCTCAAAGAAAAGCCCGCATTACGCGGGCTTGATGTGTTGCAGGATGGCGTCATCAATTCGGTGATAGGACTGCTCAAACACGTCTTTGGGCGACCACGACACATAGCCGTTATAGCCCGGCACGTTGCTTTCCTGCCCGATGTAAACGACCAGATAGCCTTCGTCTTCGCCCCTTTCGTCTGCCGGTAATTGCCAGCCGCGCAGATCGTTGTACGCAAGGCGCGTCATCGGGGTAGCCTCGATAATTTTGGTGCCGATGTAGATTGCTGCGTTGCTCATTTCAGGTTCTCCTGTTTGTTGGGTTTACGGGGTTTGTTGTCGGTTTCCGGCTTGGCTTCCGGGGTGGGTTCAACCCATACGGGTTCAGGGTTCAACCCTTCGCCGTTTGGGTTTAACCCATCCCCGCCCAAATCGTCGCCGACGGCGTGGTTGTCGGGTTCAAGAGGGTTTAACCCTTCCGATACGACCGGGGTAAACCATGCCCCAGAAACGGAATCGGGGACGTCGAACACGTCCCCGACCTGGCGCAGACTTTCATAAAACCCGGTTTTAGTAGCGCGCACTTTCATTATCTGCCTCCCCATGCCCGCGGGCTGTCCGGTTTGGGTTCATTGATTTGCAGGCCGCTGACGATATGCAGGCTGACTTTGCCAGCCGTCGCCGTGCCATTCACGGTGTAAGCACCCTGCAGAAAGCGCTTGTGGCGCACGGGCAGGGTGAGGACGTGTTGCTTGCCCGCCTTCAGTTCTGCGGCAGGGATGGCTTCGCTTTGCAGCAGCACGGTGAACGTGCCGCCTTCCGTGTCGCCATGCTCCAGCGCCACGGTGAGCGAGGTAAGTCCGGCAAAGGTTTCGTTGACGGTCATCACCGCATAAAGCGGCACATGACCGTTGCCCAAATCAGGTGCGGCCTGCCCGAAGTCCACCTTGTTGGTGGATTTGGCGGTAGCGGTTACCGCCTGTTTGTCGGAAAGTTCCAGTCGGGAATCAATAATCATGGGAAGCTCCTTACGCTACACGTGCTTCGGTGGAAAGAATGGCGTCCGAAATGCGCACCGGCACGCCGTCGAAAGCGACAACGTGCTTGCCTGCGACGTTCTCCATCGTCAAGGTGGAATTGATAACTTTGTGCGCAATCATGCGACGCAGGAAAGAACGGATATTGCGGTTGCAGTAGAAAACCGCGCGCCCCATGTTGAGGTTCGGTATCAGCTCCAGCGCTTGCGTCATCAAGTCGATGAGGTCAGCGCCTGCGGAGGCGTCTTTGCGCAAATCGGCTTCTTTGATGTTGGCGATACGCACCCCATAGCGCCAGTCACGCAGGCAAAGCCCCATATTCCATTTGTAGTGGGTGCGGTAGCCCTGGAAGGGGTTGCCGTTGGCATCGCGCAGGGTGTCTTCGCCCAAGTCGCGATGTTGCAACCCCGCTTTGCTGCCCTTCGGATAGATGCCGTGCAGGGTGTTCTGCCCCCAAATCAGCAGCCAGATACTGGTGTTGTCCGCCCCCTGGCCGCCGCCGTCGAGGATGTTGCGACCGTTTTCTGCCGACATGCTGGAATAACGCGGGGCAAGTCCGGTGAACCGCTCCGAGTCTACGCTGGTGTCGCCGTACCACAGAGTGGTCGCCATCTCTTGGTTCATCGCCTCAACAAAGGCACGCTGCTCGGAAAGTCGCCATGCGGCGCTGTTACCGTTCAGATCCGCCAAGTCTTTGTCAATTTCCGCGTAGGCTTCGAGCATGCCCACCGTGTCGCGCACCGTGACCACCGCTGATTTAGACGGCGGCACACCGTGATAGAGTTTGCGCCACGTCGCTGACGGTAAACCGCTGCGGATGGTAGTTTTGTGTTCGGTTTGGTTGTTGGCTTCGATAAAAGTCATATCGGTCAACACGTCATTGGTTTCGTTGAGCAACTCAACGATATTGGTGATGATGTTGCCTTGCCCGTCGGTGCGCGCCGCCACATCGGCGAGCGTCGGGTTCAGGGTGTTCAAAGTTGCCATAGTGTCTCCTTATGGATTCATGTTGCTGTTAGGGAAAAATGCACGCGCGTCTAATCCGCTTGCGCCACTTGCACTAACCATACGGTCGGGCGAAAGGTCGCGGCCGATGGCCAGCATGAAGCGGATGAGGTCGGGATGGTTGCCGTAGCCGGTCTCCTGCAGCAGGCCGCGGATGATGCCTTGCGGGTCGTAGGCCTCGAAAACACGGTTGGCGATGGCGAGGTTTTCCGCGAGCTTCTCGCCGCCAAATTCCGGGTCGGCGCGGCTCGCCGCTTCCCAGTCCTGTACTTGCAGGTCGTGTTTGACCTGGCCGTATAGCGTCAGGTCTTGCACCAGCTTCGAGGCTGATGCCGCGTCCGCGCCTGATTCCTGCGCGATTTGGGAAAGAAACTGCGCCTCGCCCGCGTCCACGTTCTCGCCGTACACGCCAAAGTCGAGCGCATACGGTTCGGGCGGGGTGTCGGCTTGCGCTTTCTCCCCGCCCGTGGCGTTGGTTTCCGGTTGTGTCGGCGGTGGTGCCGCTTCGGTGGGTGGCGGTGCCGCCACGTCAGGCGGGGTTGCCGCCAGGTCTGTTTGCCCGCTGTCGGGCATCGCGTTTTCTTCGCTCATTTTTTTGCCTCCGCAATCATTAGTTGATAATTCTCCCAGGCGTGGCTGCTCACCCATTCGGTCAGCATCAGCCCGATTTCCCGCCGCCCTTCCGCCCGCGCCATTTGCAGCGGGTTGTCGCGGTAGCAGGTTTGGTAGATGTGGGTTTCTTCAAGTAGCCGCCAGACGATGCGCCGCCCGGCGCCAGTTTCCATCAGGGCGGTAATGTCCGCCTTCAGTTGTTCCTCGTCGCGCTCCTGCGCTGCCCGTTGTTCGGCGGCGCGCGCCTCTCGTTGTTCCGGGGTTTCAAATGGTTCAAGCATTGCCATACCCCATCAGGTTGTTCAGCACGCTGCCGCCGTCGGCGGGAGTGTTGCCGAGTTTCTGCGCCGCATCCGCCATCTGCGCCATTTGCGCCTGCTGTTCTGCCTGCGCCTGCTGTTGCGCCCGTGCCTGGCGGATTTCGTCGGCCTTGTCCTGCGGCACGATGAGCAGCGGGTCGATACCCAGCGCGTCGCCGTAGATTTGCACCCAATGGTCGGCGTCGAGGCGGTCGAGTATTTCCGGCTTCGCCTGCGCCATGTTCATCACCGCGTTGGTGTAACGGTCAATGCTGTTGGTGGCAATCTCCTTCTGTGCCTGCGCCAAGATGGATACCAGTTGCACCGAGAGCTCTACGCCCTGCAATTCTTGCGGCGGCGGGGGCAGGATGCCGCCCTGCATCACCGCGTCGAAGGTGATGTCGATCATCGGAGTCAGCAGTTCGTTTTGCAGGCGCTCCAGTACCGGGCCAATCATCAGCATCTTCTCTTCGTGCCGCTCTGCCACCTCTGTTGCCGTCATGCGCGTGTCCTGAGTGCTAATCATCAGGAACAGGTCGGCGTAGTAGGCGTTCTGGATGCGGCCGCGCACTTCCTGCATGTCGGCGGCGAGGTGTTGCAGGTCGAGCTGCACCTGCCACAGCGGCGTAATCGGCGTGCCTGCGTCGTTGTACACGATGCCGCCGGGGAGCAAGGCATCGTCGTAGTTTTTCATGGAGGTCGGCACTTGCAGCGGCGGGTTGGTGAGGTAGTCAATCGCCGTCGCCTTGCGCAGTTGTTGGTGTTGTAGCTGTTTGATGTCACCGAGCGCTTCCATCCCCGGCGAGGTGCCGTAGATGTGGCCGCCCGATATGCTCCAGCGCGGACACAGCGCCGGAAAGCGCGGATAGCCGCTCTCGCGCAATATCTGCCCCTCCGGCGCGTTCTTTTCCAGATAGACCGAGCGCCACGGCATTTGTTTCGCCGTCTTGCCGGGGTTGCGCACGTCGCGCGGCTCTATCGCGTGGATGAGGGTTATCCAGTTGTCGAGGCCGCCGTTGTCGTACATCGTCCGCACCGCCTGCGAGACGTTGTTGTAGCCAAACTCGCGCACCACTTCCGCCACCGTCTTGTCAAACTCGCGGTAGAGCGTGTCCACTTCGCCCCTGAAGTTGGTGGCGATGCAATACTCGCCTGCGGTCAGCGGGTGATGGTGGATGATGTTGTGGTAGTCGATTTCGATGACCGATGCCGCCGTACCGTACACCGCCAGCTCCTCATACATCGCATGCAGGGCGCGGTAGGTGTTGCTGCCGTGGAAAATGGCGTGGATGATTTTTGCCACTTCATCCAGCCAGACTTTGACCGGGTGGTACTTCATCAGTTCCGGGTCGGGCGTTGCCAGCTTGAACCACGGGCGCGCGGGCGAGGTCATGCCGCTCATCAGCCCGGCGGCGAGGGTGCGCATCGCCCGCGTCGCGGTGTTGTCGTAGATGTCGTTAAATTTCGCCGGGGTGCGGTCGCTGCTGATAAAGCGGCCGGATGCGGGCAAAACCAGCTTGCTCACGTCCTGCCAATGCTTGAGCCACGGCGCACGTTCGTTGCGCAGCGCTTCATGCCGCCGCAGGATTTGTTGGCGTAGTGTTTCCATCAGCCACCTAACAGGGTTTTGCCGCCGAGCCGCCCGCGCTTGCCCAGCGTCGGCTTCTCGCCCGGCCGGGTGAGCAAGGTGCCGGACGCGCCGCCGTCATTACCGCCGCCGCGCCGTTCGCTCGGTTCGCCCTCATAGGCGCTGGCTTCCGGGCGCGCGCTTTTGTTGCCTTTGGCTTTGGCAGCCGCCATCTGGTTCTCTGCGGCAATGCGCTGCTCCTCCATACGGCGCGCCATCTCTTTGCGCTGTTTGTCGTACTCAAGCTGGATGCGTTCGTTCTCCGCCTGCCACGCCGCCAGCTCTTCCTCCTGCTGCTTGCGCGCCTCACCGATTTCCCAGTTCTGATATTCCTTCTGCCGGTTGATGGTGAGGGCGTTTTTCTTCGCCTGCATCTCCAGCTCGATTTCCTGCTCCGTTTTCTTGCGGCGCTTGCCCCCGAACCACGCGAAATTATCGCTGCCGGTTTCGGGATTGACGTAGGGATTGCTGCCCTCGTAGATAGACTTGAAACCGCCACCCGTGCCGTTTCCCAAATCTTTATAGGCGTCGTAACCGGGCGGCTTGGGCTTGCCGCCGCCGAACCACGGTGTGCTGCTCATGGCTTACACCCCGCCTAACAGCGTTTGCTTTTTCTTCTTCTTCTCCAGCTCCTCGGCATCAACGCCGCCGGGGCCGGTGAGGATGGTGCCAGCGACACCGTCTTGCTTCTTGTTGTAGTGCGCCTGGTCTTTCTCGGCGCCGTTGATTTGCCGCTGCATCTGCGCTTGCGCGTTGTCCTGCGCGCGCTGTGCCTGGGCAAGCGTTGCTGCGTGTTGCGCCGCCTGTTGCGCCAAGCCCTGCTGCGTTTGGGCAAGCTGCTCCTCCTGCGCTTGGCGGTTTGCCTCCATCGCTTCACGCTGCGCCCGCATATTGTCGGCATGGCGCGAGGCATCGGCGCGTAACTGCGCGTCAAACTGGCGCTGGCTTTCCGCCTGGCTTTTTCTGAAATTCTCTTGCTGAGCGCGGAATTGCGCTTCCGCCTGCTTCTCCGCCTGCGCCGCCTGATAGCGTTGCTGCGCGCGTGCTTTGTTTCCTGCGATGTGGGATGCGGCCGCGCCGCCTGCTGCTGCCAACGCGCTGAGCGCGGCGGCCGTTCCGGTTGCGATTGCCATGAAATTACAACTCCTTGAAAAATTGCGTGTAAATAGGGTTTGCGCGGGTCTTGAGGATGCGCTCAAACGCGCCACCAATCGGCGCGTGCCACACCATCAACTGCGCCCCGCGCGCTTTGCATTCCGCCTCCACCGCGTCAATCAGGCGCAACGCCATGCGCGGCTTGCGGTAGTCGCGATGGAGAAATAGGACGTCATGCGCCGCAGTCGTCATGCGGTAGTGGAAATTGGGTGAGAGCAGGGCGATGGCATAACCCACCATGCGCCCGCCATCAAACGCACCCACACACACCAGCGCGCCGGCGTCGTGCAGGGCGTCGTACAAATCGCGGTTGATGGCTACGGGCAGGGCGGTTACCTCCGCCTCCACCTCGTCCTTATGCAGCGCGCCCAACCGTTCGATTTCGTCGTACAGTTCCGGGGACGGCTCAAATATTGCGATACGGGTCATGTACCTTGCTCCGGTTACGGTTCATAAACTCATGGATTTTCGGCGTGTCGAGCAGGGCGAGGCAGTAGGCGCTGGCGTAATCCGGCGAGCGCCCCAGCTTTTTCACGATGTCCTCGCGGCTCTCCACATACACCTCCACGCCCTGCATCCGCCAGCACGGCGCACACAAGTCGGCAAGCAAGCGCTTATCCGGCGGCAGGGCAATGCCGTTGTTGGCATCCGGGTCGAGCGCCTCGCGCATCATCCACCACAGCTGCGAGCGCAAATTTTTGAAGGTCAGCCGCCCGCTCTTGTCGCGCCGTGTCGCCTTTTCGGCGACGTTGACGCTAATCGCCTGCTGCCCCGCGCCATCCAAAAAGTCGTACACCGCCGCGCCGACGCCGATGCCGTCCACATGAATCGGCGCGCGGTCACGCAGCGCAGAAATAACAAGCCCCGCGGTTGCGGGGCCGTTCGGTGTCTCTTTGCCGGGGTAGGCGAGCGGCTGGTCAAACCACATGCCGTGCCGACGCGCAATAATCGTCTCGTCCTTGCCGCCACGGGCGACGTCCACGCCCATGCTGTCCATCGCGGGCAACACATCCGGCCGGCGCCAGCGCGCCATCGCCGCCTCCACCCACGACGTTGGAATCACCTGCCACGGGTCGTCCGAGATACCGGCGGAAAAATCCCCGTGCAACATCTGCGAGCGCAGCGGTTCGGGCAGCGCCTGCAAAGTCGCCATGTAGCCGGTATTGAGCAAATAAGGGTTATCCGTTACCCGCGCGGAAATAAACGTGCGCGCGAGCGGACGGACAACCGCCTCGCCCTCATGCCCGGCGATGTCGTAGCACGGTTTGCCGTCCACAATCACAAACGGCGCACCGCTATCCAGCCACACATCCTTGCCCGCAATCGTCGCGCAATACCGCAACTCGCCATCCTTGGCGGGATTCGGAAATTTCCGATCCAACCACGGCGCGAAAAAATCCACAATCCAGCGTCCCTCGGCAGTCGTTGGCGGGTTAAACGTCAGCAGCGCCTGGCATTTCTGCTTGGGGTCGGTGCTACGCAGCCAGCCGAGCAGGGCGCGCACCTGCGATTCCAAAAAGTTTGCAGCCTCGTCAAACACCAACAAATCATGCGGCCGCCCCTGATACTTGTTCCAGTCATCAAGGTTCGGGGTCGAGCCAAACTCAATCTGCCGCCCGTCGGCCATGCGCCAAATCTTCTCGGCGCCGTTGTAGCCGTCGCTATTGCCGACGATGCTTTTCAACTCATCAACAATCCCGGTGAGCTGCGTCGCCTCGCGGCGCAGAATCAAAACCTTGCGATGCTGCGTCAACGCCTTGCCGCAAGCCAAAGCACTCTTGCCGCCGCCCGCCGCGCCGCCATAACCAATCACATCCGCCTGCGACGTATAGGCCATCGCCTGCTTGCCCGGCAGCGGCGTCCATACCGGCGCAACCGCCAAACAACGCCCCAGCTCGCGCCGCTCATCATCGGTCAAATACGGCAACAACGCCTCCACCTCACGCGCCAACATCCGCCGCCCTCCGTGCCTGCGCAATCGCGAGCAACCCCGCCACCTTGTCCGGCGCCTCGCGCGGGTCAATCTCCGGCGCGCTATTGTTGTTAATCTGGATAGCCGTATCCGGCGCCTTGCCCAAACGCGCCTCGCGCTGGATGCGCAGCGTCTCCATTATCGCCTTCGCATCCGTCGCCTTCTCGGTCGTCGCCAACAACATCATCACATGCTGGCGCACTGCCTCCATATCCGCGTCATTTTGCAGACGGAACGCCACATCATCACGTACCACAGCGTCAAATACTGCGCGTTCAGTAGCGTTCAGCTTCTGTTCAGTTTCCTGTTCAACTCTTGCCAACTGCATGATTGCGCTGGACTTATCGGCTACCGCCTGTTCAGTTTTACCCGCCTGCCAGCCATCAGCCTTGGCGCGCATCGAAACCGCAGACTTCGCACAACCATACTGGCGCGCAATCTCCGATACCGACAACCCACGGATTTCAAAATCCGCGCGTGCCATTGCCCATTGCTCTGCCGACAGACGCGCCATTACAACAACCTCTTGATAACCTCGGTCAGCCCGACCGCATTGACGAGATACATTCCCGCCGCGCCGGACACCACCCACAAAATCTTTTCCATCGTCTTCTGCAACTTCAAAACCGCCGCCGTTAATTGCCTACTCTCATTCTTCAGCCAGCCGATTTCCTCCGCGTGGTGTTGCTGCGTTGCTTCAAGCAGCGTCATACGTCGCTCCATCTCAGCCTCCACAATTAGCCTCCAACTGTCCGATAAACTCCTTCAGGCGCAACTCGCGCTCCACCAGGCGGCGATAAACCTCATCACGCACCCCGTCCAACTCCTGCGCACTGATGGAGGGCAAGGCTGGCATCGGCGGGCAGGGCGCAGGTGGCAAAGGTACAAACTCCGTCCGCGCACAGCCCGCCGCGCCAAACACAAAAACGGCAGCCAAAGCCACCGTCTTACTTCTCGAAATAATCACGCCGTCCCTCCCTGATAGACTTCTCGGCTTCCTCGCGCTCACGTTTGGATGCGGCCGCCGCCTGATTGGCGCGCGCTGCCCTCTCTTTAAGGCCATCGGCGATAGCTTGCAAACGGCTACGCTCGCGGCGCTCCAGCTCCGCATCGAGGCGGGCATTGCGTGCGCGCAGCACATTGAGCGCGACCACGAGGGCGACGACAACGCCAGCCAGCGCATACAGCGCCCAGCCCTTAATCCGCGCGAGCACGCCACACCCGCCAGCAGAGATAACCGATGACGCCAGCCAGCACCACAAACCATAACCACGGCGGCAAAAAGCGGGCGAGATTATCGTGCAAATCGCCCGCACTCGCTGCCGTGTCGGCCGCGGCACCAATCAGCGCCGCCGCACCGGTGGCCGGGGCAACATACTCGCTGGCAGGCGCGCGGGCGCGACCGTATGCCTTGGCACCGCGCCCGTCATCCGGCACATGGTCAAGCGGCGGTTCGGCAATCATATCGCCCCGCGCGGCAACCGCCGCCCTGCGCGCATCATTCACCGACTGCCCCGGGCGGCGCGCCTTGTCCGCCTCGCCTGCCATGCGCAGCGCGTCGCGCTCCACATCGTTGATGCGCATCACCCAGCCGGGGTTCTTCTTCGCATTCTTCAGGCGGAGCTGCCACTTGCGCCGGGCGACACAATAACGCTTGATGAGATCTGGCAGATTGGCAGCACGTACCGCCGCCAGCGTCTGACTGCCAACGATGCCGTCGGCACGCACACCCAGCACCTCTTGCAACAGCCGCACCGCGCGCGAGACACCCGCGTTCACCGCGAGGTCGAACACCGCATAACCGATACCGGGCGGCAGGTCTTCATAGCGGATTGGATTGGCATAGTTGGCGCGGTAGATGGCGGCGGCTTCAGTATAGGCGATATGGCGCACCTCGCCGTGCGGTTTTCCCTTCTGGTCACACCAGTCGTTGTAAGTGCTTTGCGTGATGCCGTACATCGTCTTGCCGCCGGGGTCGGCATCCTTGTCACGGTCGCTCCAGCCGCCCTCATGCTTGGCGAGCAGCCGCAGCGCGGTTTGAAAATCAGCGTTCATCTTGCCTCCGGGCAATAAAAAAGCCCGCGTGAGCGGGCGGGAAACAATCTGCCTACGGCGGCAAACTGATAGGGCATGACATGCGCGGAAGTATGCGCGCATAAACAAAAAGCCCGCACAAGGCGGGCTGTTCGTAATTCCGTAAATAACGGTAGTTTTGTTTCAATTCGCGCCCCGAAGGGCGAATATCAGGAAGGAATTACAATAATTCCAACCTAATATAGATAGTATACTTTCCGGGCGCCCGGCTGTCAAGCTGTTACACTTCTTGCAACCGCGCTTTTACCCACCCCGAAAAGTCATCCATTCTCTCTGCTTTTGCAAGAAGGTCCGCTTCTTTTTCAATATTGAAAGAAACGCGCTTGATGACACGCCTCTTTTCATAATTGTATTGCGCCTGCTGCCAAGCAGGTGTTTTACGTCGTTTTGGTTTATCGCTCATCGGCTTCAGTTCCATATAGCAGATTCTGGCAGCCAGTTCTCAAGGATTGCTGCAGCATCTTTCTCGCTGCCACCCTCTGCGAGAAGTTTTTTTGCCCTGTTGCCCGCCGTTGCCTTGCGGTCATCGGCGGCCATACTGTACTCCTCTGCTTTGATGTAGAGAGCAGCGCGCGGAAACTCGGCTTCTAGCGCGGCAACATCCGTTTCGGGTTGTGCAGGCATCGCGACACCATCGCGGCTCTCGTCCTCCATCGCGACCCTGAATGCCTCACGGTAGGCGGTTTCCGCTTCGTAAGCGGCTTGCAAGGCAGCGAGGCCGGGGACTTTCGCTTCAAGTTTTTGAGCTTCAGCCTCCTGTTCTTTTAACCACTCCTGTTTCCATTGTTCTTTGCGAGCGGCGCGCAAAGCATGAATCTCATCTCCCATTTTATGGGAGCTTTCAGGGGCAATTATCACGTTACACGTGCTGCCATTATCGTTTAGCTTATACACACTATAGTAGGTGCTTTCGTCGTCGGGGAGAGGAAAACCGGACTTATGCAGGGTTTTCCCACTGCAAATGTTGTGAGCAATGACCGGAAGGCGCCCCATCCCATCAACATTACAATAGGTAGGCCGCCACCCTTTGCTGTCCATCTCAATTTCGATGCTAACAGCAACACCACGAGGGGTTTTGACATCAAAGGTAAAAGTTTCCATAAATGCTCCTGTATTTGACTTGTGGCGCATATTGTATCGTGGCCACGATACAAAACAAGCCCCTTGACAAACTTTTTTACCCGCGCGCCACCGCCCCATCCAAAAACGCATACCCCTCGCGCAGGAACACCTTTGCCGCCGTCTGGCTGATACCACAGCGACGTGCCACCCCGCGCGAGTCATACGCGCCCTCAACATACCGCGCCACAATCGCCCGGTGCGCGTCGGGATACCTCGCCTTGAGCGCAGAGAGCGCCTGATTTACTGCCTCCGCCTCATCGTCGGACAGCGGCGCGACATCATCGGCGTCCGGCGTGGACTGCGCCAACTTGCCCAGATTGCAACGCGCACCCTGCGGCGTGCCGTTGCGCAGCAAATTCCACCGGCGCCAACGGAGCATGTGATACTCAATGCTCATCCAATCACCTCAATACGCACCTCGCAGGCGGCTGTGTCGCGTACCTCGCCGCGCAGGACAAAGAGGCGGTCGATTTGCCCGTCGTTGCCATAGACGCCCGCTTTTTCGAGGGCGTCAAGGCACGCTTTAGCGCGGTTATCGACGTCATAGGGGCGGCGGCTGTTGGCGTGCAGCGTCAGCGTGACGGCGAGGCGCTGATGCGGATACAGCACCACCGGCGACTTGCAGCGGCGCAACACCTCGGCGCGGTACGCTTTGCCCTCGGCGCTGATGTAGGTGCCATTGCGCCCGTGTCGCCAGTAGTGGTTAAGCGACGGGGGAAAGGGCAGGCGGGCGGTGAAATCACTCATACTGACCCCACCGTGCCCACCTGCTTCCTTAGTTCGGCAATCTGCGCCATCTTCGCCTTCTGTCGCGCAAACAAAACTGCATCATCCTTGTGCGCAAAGTCTGCTCGCCACAGCGGATAACCATCAACCACCTCGTACAGCCCCCAGAACTCCGGCACCTCTTCGCCTTCTGGCCGACGCACATGGCCGCCTTCGGCAATGCAACTATATACTTGCCACCCTTCCGCGAGTTCTCGCGCCTGCGCCTCAGCCTGCGCCGCCTCTACAAACAGGTGGGCATCCGCCTCGTTGTAAAAATCAGCCTGCCAATATCCACCATTATCAGGCCCAAACCCGAACACGCTCCATAGCTCAGGAGTTTCTCCTTCTTGCGCGTGTCGATATTTGCCGTCGTTCCCCATGATGTCGGCGCTGATTACCAAACCTCTGTCCACACTCCCCCCCTCATCAACAATCTTGTGCGCCTGCTCCATTAACGCCCGCTCCGTGCCGTATTTTGCTTCCCATGCCTTTTTGCCTGCATGAAAAGCGACGCCATAGCCGCCAGTGCGGTGATGCCTGGCGCATAGCGGCACGGTCTGATAGTGGCTGGCGCGTTGCCCCATGCCCTGCCCGTCGCGGATATGGTGGATTTCTGCCGCGACGCCATATAGCCCTTCGTTGCGGCAGACAATGCAGCCCAGCGCGGCAAGGCGGTTCAGGTATTCCCGTTCAGATTTCGTCATGATTGCCCCCTCAAAACATGTATTCCTGCCGCGTTTCTCGCCCAATCCGCGCGCATGCCACGGCAAACGTTGCCGGGTCGATTTCGAAACCAATAAACCGCCGCCCTGTTTTCTTGCAGGCTACTGCCGTCGTGCCGCTGCCCGCGAAGGTATCCAGCACCACGTCACCCGGCCTGCTGCTGTTCAAAATCATCTTCTCCACCAGTGCTAGCGGTTTCTGCGCCTGATGCTGCTTATCTTTGTCGAAGCTCACGGTCTTAATACGCCACACGTCCGCCTCACTTGCCGGGAAAGCCCGCGCGCTTTCGCCTTTGGTGCCGAACATGATCCACTCGTGCCGAAAACGGTAGAACGCCCCGGCCTTGATCCACTCGTAATCCCAGACAATGCAGTTGCGCACCGTCAACCTTTCCGCAATCAGCGGAAAGAGAAAGGGGTAAGTGCGCCAGTCGGTGTTGATGTAAAACGCCGCGCCGTCTTTGAGCACCCGTGCCACCTCGCGGAAAAACACGGTAAAGAACGGACGGATCAAATTGTTGTCCGACCAGTTGCCCTTCATGCCGTTGCTGGTCGTACCGATGCAATAGGGCGGGTCGGTTACCAGCAGGTCGATGCTACCGTCCGGAATCTCCGCCAACAGCTCAAGACAGTCTCCGCAGCGCAAAACTGATGATTTAGTCATCGCAGCCACCCCAAATCGTCATAGCCGCACACCGTCGGATCAGGGATAAACACCTGCAATTCATCCGCTGCCCAGCGCCGGATAGATTCGACGTATTCCTGAAACTCCTTGCGTGGCAGCTTGGCGGTCGAGGGCGCAACGGTAATCTGCAAACCGGGCAAGTCCGCCGACGGCAGAAAGCGCGCCTTGCAGAACTCATGCACCACTTCTGCCGCTGATAGCCGCGCGGTTTTGCGCAAGGCGTCCACCGCGTCATTCACAAAATAGCCGGGGTCGTTATCCACGATGGTTTTGTACACCACGCCCCACAAATACTTGTTCTGCCGCAGCGTCCGTTTCTTCTCCTCCGGCTCAATGCGCACCACCATGATTTCATCGCCGCCAATTACCGCAGATTGCAATGCGCGAATGGCATTGCCGCGCACCAACTCATTCACCAGCCGGAATGCTTGCCCGTTCATTTCAGATTCCCCAACAATTTCTCGATAAACCCAAACACCTCATCCAGTTTCGCCTCGCGGTTCTTGCCCTTGCGCAACATCACCAGCGCCAGCCGGTCATTCTTGCGCTGGCACAGCGGCTCAAACTGGCGGCACAGCTCCGGAATCACATCGGGATTGAGCCAGCGGGCGAGGCAGATGTTAAGCACCTGGTCGATGTACCAGGCGTCGTAGCCGTCGCTGACTGGCTTAACCATGCCGCCCCCGCTCCGCAACATCGCGCCGGTCATATCGCCACCTCCATCACCTGCCGCATACGCTCGCCAATCCAGCGCATGACCGGCACAGCCATACTGTTACCTATCGCTTTGTAGCGCGGCCCGTCCGGGCAATCGTCAGCAGGTTTGCCGCGCCACGGGATGCGGGTGTGATCGTCCGGCATCCCTTGCAGGCGCTCACATTCGCGCGGGGTCAAACGGCGCACAACTGCTCCTCGCACCACCGCATGGCGATCTGTAGCCGTCAGCGTGTAGCAAGTACCGTCCTTGATTGCGCCCATTCCGTTGCCACCGCTTGCCGCAGATTTGTTAATGATGTTGCCGTTGATGCAAACCACGTTATCCATGCCGTTGTGTTGGCAGCCGAGGGCAAAGGCGGTATCACTAACACATGGGTCTTGACGGCCATTCACTACGATTGGCGCTTCATGGTTACACGTCAGCGTTGGCGCGCTGTCAATACGGATTTCAGCACCCCCTTGTCCATGGGCCATGCACAGCGTTATTCCGCCGCTTTGTGTTCCAGCGCTGCCTGCATTAAGGGTGGCAATGTCTTCCCCCGCCGTTCTGCGCGGCTCAAAATGCCCGCGCACGCCTGCGCGCTCAAAAAGTATCTCGGTGGGGTCAATGGCTCCAACACCTGCGACAACGAAGACGCGACGGCGTCGCTGGGGCACGCCGAAATATTGCGCGTCGAGGATGCGCCAGGCGACAAGGCGCCGGTCAGACACAACACCTGCGTCCGTCCACCTGCCCCCTGCCGGTTGTAATGCCCCGTCAGACCCGCAAAGCGCGCCAAGAAGGCATCCGAAGGCATTGTCGTGGGTGTTGAGGACACCGGGGACGTTTTCCCACACGGCGACGGCGGGGGACTTGCCGCCCCGGCGGCGAACAGCATCAATTGCATCAAAAATCCTTACAAATTCCAGGGTGAGATTGCCGCGCGCATCGCTCAGGCTGCCGCGCAAACCGGCAACAGAAAACGCTTGGCACGGTGTACCGCCGACCAGCACATCCGGCGCCTCAATGTCGCCCGCCAATATCCCGTCGGTGATGCGGGTCATGTCGCCGTGATTGACGACGTGCGGCCAGCGATGCGCCAGCACCGCCGCCGGGAACGGCTCAATTTCTGCGAACCATGCGGGCTGCCAGCCAAGCGGTTCCCATGCGAGGGATGCCGCCTCAACGCCGCTGCATACGCTGCCGTAGCGGATGGTCATGCTGCACCCCCGAAATCATCGTTGCTTCCGCGCAGGTCGTTCAGCACACCGCGCAATTCCTGCGGCAATGCCGACAACGGTTGAACTGTGAGACGCGGCTTGTCGCTGCCACCACGCATCACCGCAAGGCACCTCTGCGCATCCCCCAAGAGCTGCGGCTCGGCGACAGCATGACCGGCGGCGGTGTTTTCGGTTTCCGCCATACCGGCCAGCTTGCGTGGGTAATCCCCCAAATCGCGCCCCATGTAGCTGCGGTAGAAGCGCAGGAAATCGCGCTCGCGAAAGGGCAGCTCGTCGTAGGTAACCAGACTGAGTTGCACCCAGCCGCCCATGTCGGCAACCACCGCGTGGATTACCGCGTCGTCGAACACCACGCTCGGCATGTGGCCGACGCGTTCGATGGCGTGGCGCACCTTCGCCCAGGCGCCGGACGCGCGGGTTTCGCTACTGCCTTCCAGCGCGCGGATGACGTCCGCCGCTTTCGGAAAAAACTGCCCGCTGTCTGGGTTGTTGATATGCGCCGTCAAACCCTGCTGCACATCGGCCAGCGGGTATTCCAGCAGCGCGCCGAAGTACAACCCCACCGCCATGTCGCTCAGTTTCGGCTTGCCGTAGTACTCGCACAGCGCAGCCATCACTGCCGAGAATTGACCAAAGTCCTGCTCAGTCATCACGCTTCTCCTGTTTGGCGGCAAACATCGCCGCAATCTGCGGACGCATCCGCTCCGCCTGTTCCTGCGCGTACTGCTCCGCGCTGCTTTGGTGTTCGAAGGTGTTGCCGCGCTGCGGAGTGCGCTGCTGTGGTCTGTTCCACCAGCCGTCATAGCCGCGTTTGAAACCAAGCCACTTGTTGCCCGCGCATTCATGCACCGCCTGCGCTACCGTCAGCCCTGCCGCCCGAACCTCGCCGAGGAAATAATCCAGCGCTCCAGCATCCATCGGCTTCTTGCGTTCCATGCGGTAGGCTAGCCAGCGCTTCGCCTCCGTCGGGTCAGCACCGAGGGCAAGCAGTTCGGCGAGGGCGTCAAAAGGCGGTACGTCGGCGGATAGCTCGCGCGCGCATTCCCGCTTATTTATCCGCTTATCATTTTTGAGCTTATTGCTTATATCCTTATTTGTCGGATTTATTTCCGAGGTATTTCGGATTTCAATCCGAGGTGATTCGGATTTATTTCCGAGTAAGTCGGATTCATTTCCGAGTTCGTGGATTGAAGAGGGTGGGGGGCGGATTGATTTCCGGGGTTCGTCCGATTCCTGCGCCGCATCTTCATTGTTGCTTACATTCCACAGTTTGCCTTTGTCGGTGATGTTGATAAGCTCCCATTCACCGTGCTTGCAGTAATTAATAAGCCCCTTTTCCTGCAAAGTGCGGAAAGCGCGATAAACCGTGTCCGGCTTGCTGTAATACAGCGGCAGTTGCTCGATGACTAGTTGGCGACTGATCCAATAGAACACCTCACCGTCAACCGTGACCGGCTTCGCCCAGCCCGCTGCCTGGTTGATTAAATCGAACAGCGCGCCCTGGTTGGCGTTCAGCCCCCAATCCATGCAGCGCTTGTTGTTGATAAACGTGGTGAACCTCACAACAAACCTCCCAGGCGATGCGCCTTAACCGTTGCCTTCGTGCCGTATCTTGTTGGCACGCTCTTGTCATAACTGATGATGCTGTGCAGCTTGCGCAGGTCACTGAGGCGGCTCCTGAACGTAGAGCCGAGGCCGTACTCCACCGCGTCCAAATAGGTGACTTCCTGCGCCTCTTGCAGCATCCGCAGCAAAATCTCTTCATGCGACGGGTATTTGCCCGTCTCCTTGTGCTTGGCGCGTATCCAGGCAGTTACGCGCGCGTGTTCGCTTCTAGTCATCTTTTCTGCCCTCTAGCCGCATGACGTACACCTGGCTTAAAATCACAGTGAGCAATGCGCACAGTGTGGTCACGCGCATTAACCGAACCTGAAACAGGAGGTGTTCTATGCCGGATATAAGCGCCGCATCGGGTGTCGCCACCATCGTGCTGGCATTGATCGGGTTGGCTGGTGCCGTCCACCAGCTCACCAAAAATAGCAGCAGGGAAGCGCAGGCAGAGACGATAATCAACACACTACTTCTGTTCCTCCTGGTAATCGCCGTAGTCGCCGCCCCTGCATGGGTTTTCCCGGTCTTTGCCGTGAATGTCGTCGTCAATACAGGTTTTTTCATCTTCAAATCCCAAGTGATACGCGGCGATTACGTCGCATTAGTGATGAACTGGACGATGCTTGGGGTGTTCTTCTCCCAAGCAATACGTTGATTTGCCCGCGCGCGCTTTGGGTCATGCTTCCCCCCAAAAGCTGGCATCATCCAGCGGTATCCAGTGTGAGAACCCCAGCGGCTCAAAGACCCCGCGCAACTCCTCGGCTTTCGTGATAAACGACCACGGTTTCCCTGCTCTGGTAACCAAACCTGTATCGCGTACATGAAAAGCTCCGTAGCATCCCCGGCCAACCGCCAAAAACCTGCTGCCGCGCGGCGGAACCGCATCCGCAAAACTGCGTAGGTGCTTGTATTTCTCTTGTTCGTCATTCATAATCAAACCTCCTTACATGTACTTGCCGCCCAGTTTCCAGGCGGCATTTTTTTGCCCAAAATTCGCCCACGGTCAGGCCTCCGCCGGGTCGGCGGGTTCGTGGTCGGGTGTATAGTCTTCCGTACGGTATGGGATTTTGTGGCCGCTCAGGACGTACAAGCGCCCCGCACTAGATTCAGGCACGACATCGCCCCAACGATAAACGGCGGCGTTGCTGTAACCCAATAATTTCATTATGTTTGCTTTGCTTCCGAAGAAAGCAACAGCGTCTTGCGTGAGCATATCTAACCTCAGTAGCAGTTTTGGTTAGAATATGTTACTTACTAAAGTTAGAATTTGCAACGTAAAATGTTACTTACCTAAGTAAGGAAAGGGATATGATGTTGCTATGAAAAAAGAAATTGACCCAAAAGCCGTATCAGCGCGCCTCATCCGCCGGATGAAAGACCTTGACATTAGCGGGGCGGACATCACCCGTGCCACGGGAGCATCCAGCGCCGCCATCACGAAATGGCGGCAGGGAATCAACGCTCCCACCCGATACGCCTTACAGCTCTCTGAACTACTACAATGCACCCCGGAATGGCTCCTATATGGCGATGGCACCCCGAAGGAAACACCAGGCGTAAAATCACCCATTGTTCAGGATTTTTCCCGCGCGGGAACACTATTGCCGTATGACAATATTAATGAGATACCGAAAGAGGAAGTGAATAAAAGCGGTGAAATTGTTTACGTCAACTTTGTCCCCAACCTTTCTATGGCTAATGGAAGTGGTGTTGCAAACGAAGATTCGGGCGAATATATAAAATTCCCTTTTTATATGAACTCGCTTAGAAAGGCAGGTGTTCAAGATCCAGATAAAGTAATCGTTGGTTATGCGGACGGAGAAAGTAATGCGCCTTCTATTCCAGACCATGCTGTTATTGGTATAGATACGAACTGCACACGCATTTATAACGAAGAAATTTATCTAATAAATGTAGAAGGTAAGGAGCGCTTAAAGCAGATACTTAATTTAGGAGAAGGGCGATACATGATTCGTTCACTCAACGAAGATAAGGAATTATTCCCCGATGAAATTTACGACGCTGAAAAAATGATGGAAACGCAATTTCTTGTAATCGGTCGGATGTTCTGGTGTTCATGGTTGAAACGGCTTAAACATTAACTACGGAGAGAAATATGAAAGCAATATTAGCATTGGCACTTATAGCAACTATCCCCTCTGTGTACGCGGTGCGATGCAGCGATTTCAGCGACCAAGAGGAAGCACAGCGCTACCACGACGAACACGGCGGCAACACCAGCCTAGACCGCGACCATGACGGCGAGGCGTGCGAATGACTCGAAGGCGGTAGCGCTTACGGTAGCCCGAAATGCAACAGGTAATATTGCCATGATTGACTTGAAGACATTTTCTATTGGATGTGTTTTGAGTCTCATGATATCTTCCCTTGTGATATGGCTAATGACGTTTCTCGACCCTGATGAGATTTTTATCATAAGATATGGAAAGATTCACCCATATTTTGCTATCATTTTTGTTGTGGTCATTAACCTTTATGTTGGCCTTGATACGACAACAAAAGACTATCAACAATTCAAAGAGAACGGATTTAGTGAAATACGTAGAGACTATCAAAAGCTGCTTGCCTTTTATCCATATTTTTCTGCATTCGTTGCGCTACTTTGCGCTCTGTCACAAATTATCAATAATGGTGATGCGCAAAAGGGGTTTATTGCATTGCAGTTATTGGCGTCATCTGTTGCAATTGTGATGTCCGTTGGCTTGGCCTACGGCTGCTCCAAAGGAATCATAAAATATATGGAGAAAATGCAAAAGGAATACTTGCAAGATTATCTTGACGAGATAAAGGAAAAAGATTAAATCCTTATATTTGATAAAATCAAAAGTCTTAATCAATAACCGGAGAATCCGATGAAAGGAAAAACCAACAAAGCACTACTGATAGCGCTCCCTCTGGCACTCGCCGCCTGTGGCGGTGGTGGTGGAGGTGGCGACAATCCAGCGGCGGATAACGTCAAGCCTCAACAACTTGGTAAGACAGCGGACTACGTTGGCGCGCTGTTTACTACACCGGCAAACAACACTAGCGCCCCTGTTGTGAGGCCAACCAGCGACAGCAGCAACATGGTTCTGCACGTTACCGGCAGTAGTGAATCCTATACCTTGCCACCAACAACCGCAGGCGCCACCAAGCAACGTAACATTCTGATTTATGGCTCTGCTACCGGGAAAGGCGGCAGTTTTATCGCACCAGATAAGCGTTCCTACCAATCATTACAGGTAAGCGACAACAGTTACTCATACGTACAATTTGGTTTTGCCAACGGCACGGATAACAACCTCGGTGGGTTCTATCGTGGGCAGCCCGTTGGTGCTATGCCGACCAATGGCACAGCCACCTACCGCGGCGATGCCATCGTTGCCACCTTCAAAGGCGAGCAATTTGACAAAACCGAGCTGGGCACCGTGCGTGCTGACGCCGATTTTGCCGAAAAGAAATTACAATTTAGCCTAAACAGCCCCAACCACAACGGCAGCGTCGAAGCTGCAATCGAAGACAACAGGTTTGTTGGCGTAAACAGCAAAGGCAGTGTTGGCGGGGTTTTCTATGGCCCGAACGCCGAGGAAATCGCCGGCTCATATTCCGCCACGGGCGCTTTCGCCGTGTTTGGCGCGAAACGCTAACCCGCCCCCTTTCCCCGCTACACATAACCCCGCCTAGCGCGGGGTTTTTCTTTGCCTAACGACTTGCCGCCGCCCGTGAGGCGGCTTTTTTTTGCTGCCTGAATTGCATGAAGTAAGAATTTTACCCAAGCAAAATCAAACCTATGTAAAAATATTTTCTTCCTTTAGTTAGTTTTTCTTTCTTTGTTATCTAACTTTGGTAAGATGCACCCATCGAAACGAACAGCCCCCACGGGGCGGGAGAAAAGATGGGGCAACAAAGAATCACCCTTGACCACATCATCGCTGCAGCAGACTGCAACGCCTGCCGCTTCACCGAAAGCGGCGCGGTGTGGTTGTGGAACGAATACGACGACGGCGGCGAAAGCGGCGCCGTCATTGTCAGCATCAGCGACGGCAAGGTGTACACCGGCACCTACACCGACTACTTCGGCGACGTAAAAGTACCTTCTTATCTGCGCCATGCCGAGCTGGACGCCACGCCGGAAGAAGGCGAAACCGTAGCAGAAGCCGCCGCCTTCATCGTCGAGGAATACATAAAGCCCATCCTCAACATAACCAGATCTTGGGGGTGTGCCGCATGACCGCCCTGAAGAACACCATCCTCGTACTGGCACTTGCCGCCGCTGGCTTCCTCTTCTTCGACGCTGCCCTTGATGCGGCGGTGTGGGAAATCGACCACGCCCCGCGCTTAACCCCCGAACAAATACGGCACGAGTGTGCCGCCCACTACACCCCCGCCTGTGCGGGGAAAAGGAGAAACCCATGAGCATCCCCTACACCCGCGAAGTCGCAGAAATAGTCGCGCTGTTCTCGCCGTCAGCGGCGCAGGTAGCGCACATCGCGACAGAGCTGACCCCCGCTGGCTCTGTGGTGCGAGTACAAATGCGGGGAATGCGGGGGCGGATATTCAACATCGCCATGGTCAAAGCCAACCCCAAGCCATACGGCTACAGCATGGACGGCGGCATATCAAAAGTATTCGCCGACTTCGGCGAAATGAAAGAGGCCATCCGCGCAGAGGCGGAGGCCATTATCGAAGGAACAGAACAATGATTACCCGCAAATTCGACAAAGAAGTCGCGGCTCTGCATAACCGTCTCGCAGATGCTGACAGATTCACCGCCTCCTACAACGAGGATTTTGTCTCCGTAGATTTTACTCACGACAACGGTTTCTATTCTCACATCATGATGGGGGAATACAAAGGTAGCGGGTGCTACTTCTCACTCACTTGCATCAACAAAGAAGGGGTGAGGGAAGACTCCGTCGAATTTGCCACCTTCGCAGAATTGCTCACTTACCTAGGCGGGGGAAAAGCCGCATGAACTACGACGCCCAAACCATCCGTGACGCCATCGACATGGAAGACGACCCGCAAGCGCGCGCTGCTTTGCGCCTTGCCCTGAAACAAATCGAAACCGAGGAATAAGCTGTGCAAGAAATTATCCTGAAAATCCAATCCGCCATCGTCGCCAGCAACATTGACGACGTGGCCGCAAGCGTCCGCGCCGAAATTGCCAAGGTCAATACCGACCTCAAGACCGACGAGGATTTTGCCACCGCAGAGCAACAAGTCAAAGACTTCAAAAACGCCGAGGACGCCATCAAGGAAGCACGCGATGCTGCACTTTCCGAAGCGCAAGACGTGCGCAAACTACTCGACACCACCGACGAAATCATCGAGCTGCTGGCACAAACCCGCCTTGCCCTCGACAAACGGGTGAAAGCGCAGAAGACAAAAGTCAAAGAAGAAATCACCAGCCGCACCCGTGAAGGCATCAACAAAGCGCTTGCCGGATGCGATGTCCGCCTGCGAGCAGCGATGCGCAAAGTGCTGCGTATTGACGAGCTGGACGGTGTGCTGGCCGAAGCGACCAAAGGCAAAAAAACACTTGCCGGACTGGAGAAGGGCTGCGCCGAAGTCTTGGCGAACTGGACGGCACTCATCGGCAAAACCGAAGCGTACATGCAAGCACGCTACGCGCAAATCCCTGCCGACCGCCTGCACCTGTTCGCCGACCTCGACGACCTGCTTGCGTTGGATAGCGGTTTTGAAGACGCCATTGCCGCCCGAATTGCCGCCGACGACGAGCGCCAGGCGGCAGAAAAAGCCCGCATCGCAGCAGAAGCCGCCGCCAAAGCAGAGGCGGAACTACGCGAAAAAATAGCAGCAGAAGAACGGGCGAAGGCGGGAACCGCAGCGACAACAGAACCCCAACCGATGCCAGAGCCGACGCACGACGAACCGGTGCTGGAGTACATCATCACCGTGAAGATGAACACCACCCTCACCAACGCCAAAGCGATTGCCAACAACCTGAAGAACAGCCTGCGCGCGGAAATCAAACTGAACCGAGGAGCCTGAACATGAATCTGCCCGTCCCCCATGACGTACTAAGTGCCGTTGCCGCCATTGCAGGCACGACAGACATCAAAGCCTTCAGCGACGTGCTGGCCAGCACCATCATGCCCTCGCCGAACGTGCGCCCCGAACAAATCACCGCGTTTCTCATGGTGGCGAAAGAGTACAAGCTCAATCCGATCACCAAAGAAATCTACGCCTTCCCGGCGAAAGGTGGCGGCGTGCAACCCATCGTGTCCATTGACGGCTGGCTGAAAATCATCAATAGCCACCCGGATTTTGACGGCATGGAGTTTCGCGACACCCTCGATGACAGCGGTGCCCTGCGCGCCGTTACCTGCCGCATCTACCGCAAAGACCGAACGCACCCGGTGGAAATGACCGAATACATGGACGAGTGCAAACGTAACACCGACCCGTGGCGACAATGGCCAAACCGGATGCTGCGCCACAAAGCGACCATCCAGGCGGCACGCTACGCCTTCGGATTTTCCGGCATCGCCGACCCGGACGAAGCCGAGCGCACCGCCGATGCGCCACGCCCGGCCGTTGCTGAAGTGCTGGCCAGCGACGAACAAATCGCCGAACTGCGCGACCTGCTGTCACGCACCGGGAAAGAAGAAGGGAAGATGCTGGCCTTTGTTGGCGCCGCCCGTATGGAAGACATGGCGGCGAAGAAGGCGGACGAACTCATCGCCACGCTGCGCAAACACGCCCCGGCCGCCGAACCGCCTGCCCCGGTGCAGCCCGAAGCAGAAACCGCACCGGAGGGAAGCTACGAACCCGGCGAGGACATCCCGCTATGAACCTCATCACCCTCGACTGCGAACAAGGAAGCGATGCCTGGCGCCAAGCGCGCCTCGGTATCCCGACCGCCAGCCAGTACAAACGCATCATGACAAACAGCGGAGCCGCGAGCGAACAGCGCACCGCCTACCTCGCCGAACTCATCGCCGAACGAATCACCGGGCAGCCTGCCGACAGCTACACCAGCGCCGACATGACACGCGGCAGCGAACTCGAACCACAGGCGCGTCTGGCCTACGAGTTTGCCACCGGCAACAGCGTTACCCAGATCGGCGGCGTGTACCTCGACGAAAGCCGCAGCGTCATGGCATCCCCCGACGGAATCATGCCGGAGCTGCGCCGTGGTCTGGAAATCAAATGCCCGAAACTCGCAACCCACATCCGCTACATCCTCGAAGGTGTCATGCCACGGGAATACCTGCTGCAAGTACAAGGCGGGCTGCTGGTAACGGGCTACGACAGCTGGGACTTCGTCAGCTACCACCCCGACTACACCCCGCAGACCACGTGGATACTGAACGTCAAGCGCGACGAAAAAATCATCGCCGCGCTGGAAAAACACCTGCGCGCCTTTGTCGCGCGACTGGAAGCAGAAATGGAGAAACAAACATGCTGAACCGGGCAGAAATTATCGGCCGCGTGGGCAAAAGCGAAGTGCGCTACATGCCAAACGGCGACCCCGTTGCCAACTTCACCGTGGCGGCGACGGAAAAATGGAATGACAAACAGAGCGGACAGCCGAGAGAAAAAACCGAATGGTTCAACTGCGTCGCCTATAACCCGCTGGCAGACATCATCGGGCGCTATGTGGACGTCGGCGACCTACTGTACATCGACGGCAAAATCCAGACGCGGAAATATCAGGACAAGAACGGTAACGACCGCTACATCACCGAAATCCACGTGCGCGAGCTAAAGATGCTGACGACGAAAGCAGAGAAAGAAGCGCGCAACCGTGGTCATGATGACCACAGTTCACGCGGTGGGCAAGGCCATCAGCAACAGCAGCCACAACAGAACAACGCGCCGCAATACAACCCACCAGCGCAGGACGACTTCGACGACCCGACAATCCCGTTTTGAACCAAATACCCCGAAAACGGGGGAATTAAACCGTAACGAACGATGAACCGTCATCGAAATGGTGACGGTTGAGACCGGAGAACTCAATGACAGAAAAAACCGAATGGGAAAAGGCATGCGACCGCATCAAAGCGAACGCGCAGAAAGTGGACATCATCGCCGAGCGCGAAGCCTTTGAGGCATGGCAAAAATAATGCGGACTGCTACCCATAGACCCGCGCCACTACGACCCTGAGACCGGATACCGGGACACCATCACCGGGCGCAATCTCGACCGCTGGGATGCGTGGCTGGCGCGGACGGCGGCAAGGAAAACCGACGGGGAATAACTCACACCTTAAGTTGAAAGACGGACAAGCGGCGAGTGTCCGAAAAAACCGCCGCAGCATCGGGCGAGGGTTTTCTTGGTTCTCCACATGTGGTGCTTCTTTTCTCCCCCGCTGACGATGCCGACTTGCCGCCGTAAGCGGCTCCCGAATAACAGGAGCAAAACATGAGCGATGAAAAGAAAAATACCTTTTACAACAACGCACAACGCGAAGCACCCCAAAAAAATGCAACCAGAGATGAAATGAGAGGCACACCATGAGGCAAGGCAAAATCGTCCGCCGCATCATCCATTACCCCGCACCGGAAAGAACTGCACCGCCGGAACACTTTCCTTACTACTATCCGGAGGTTAAAGGTAGCGATGCCTACGCATTATCTGGAATATGGTGCGGGTGTAAACATGACATCGCCCTGCTGGGAAAAGGGTTGGTACATCGGACAAGAGAAAATGCCCTGCAGCACGCAAAGGCATTATTGGGGGAGAAATGAAGCGCTACATAATTACGGTGGAGGCCGAGACACCGCCAACTGTCATGTTGGGGGAGCGAATCGCCGGAGGTGTCGTTATCGAACTCAAGCAGCACGACGCGCTGGCAACAGCGGCACAACTTGCTGCTTACTACGGCGTATCCACCAAAACCATCCGAGATAAACTCGCAGACATCAACCAAGGGACGACGGGCAAAGCGCTTTACGACCCTCGGCGCGCCGCAGAAATCATGCGCACCGTACACAGGCGCGGTCGAAAACGGGAAAGCTAGCCGTTGAACATATCTACAATCTCGTCAGCAGACGGATTGTAATAAGTGTTGACCAACACCTCTATTTTCCGGTGCCCGGTGATTTTGGCCAACACATGAACCGGCAACTTGCGATCGCGTACCATGCGCGACGCCGCCTCGTGGCGCGTGTCATGAAAGCGCAAATCAACAACGCCCGACTTTGCCTTAATCCGGCGCCAGGACGCCTTGAAAGCGTCTAAAGTAATCGGGAAAAACACCTCGCCTTCGGGCAACAAATCAAGAATCGCCCGTGCTGCGCTTGATAAAGGAACATCGCGGGCATGGCCATTCTTTGACCGTGGCACATGCACATAATTTCCAAACACATCTGAGCGCCGCATCGCTAAAATCTCACCCTCGCGCATTGCTGTTTCGATAGCGAACAACACCATCAACGCGACAAAATGCCGCGTGTATTTAGGGCGCATCCCTTCCTCATACCTTGCGGCTGCCATGAGCGATGCCAGTTCATCCGTACTGATGCGTCGCAGTCGTGGTTTAGGCTGTGTCGGTTTGGAAATAGCGAACCACGGGTTTTCATCAAGCGCGAACAACTCCTTCTTCGCAAAACTGAAAACCGAAGAAAACAGGCTGATTTCCTTCAGCACCGTCCCTGCAGAAACCTCCGTCAAACGCCGGTTGCGCCAGTCGGTCAAATGCTGAGGCGTAATCTGGTGAATCTGCATTTCGCCAAGCTGGCGGAACTTGCCGTCGAAGGCGCGCCATTGCTCGCCAATCTGGCGCGCACTCGGCGACTTGCTGCCAACGCGGTCAATATAGAGGCGGAACAACTCACGGAACGTTATGGACGATTTCCGCCCAACTTTCTGCCCGGCCTTGAGCGACAACAGCCTCTCTGCCGCCCACCGCTCACATTCACGCGCGGTGTCGCGTGTGGCAGAATATCGCTGCCCTTCAAACATGATTTCGATGCGCCAGGCATCTCCGCGTTTCCGTGGTTTTGGCAATTTCAT